TGGACGTGATTAGCGGCTGCATCACGACCGGGACCCCGTATGACGCATTTGCTGCGTCGGGGGAAAACTTCGCGGCCCACGCTAATACACCAGCAGTCACGGTCAGCGGCGCTGACCGCCTGGTGATGTTCTTCCAGGCGAACACCACGGACGACGCGGGCACCACCTGGACCTCGAAGACGAACTTCACGAAGGGCACGCGTCGAGGGGCCGTCACCGGGACGGGCTGCGCTATGGACAACGCCCGGCGTGAGACCAGCACCACCGAGGCGGCGGGGCCAACGGTTCACGCGGCGGCCACGGCACCGAGGACGTATGTATTCGGGGGCTTCTCGTTCAAGCCACCGCCGCCCGTGACCGCCCTGCCGATCCCGCCCCGTCACCGGCCGATGCGCGCCGCTCCCGGGCTGGGGCTGCGATGAGCCTCTACCGCCAGCGCCGTCAGCGCACCCGCAACCGGGTCGCCTGGGCACCGGGCGCGCCGGTCACCGGGCAGACGATCAGCGGCACCACGGCGGTTGAAACCGACCAGGCGCTTGTCGGCTCCGCCGCGAAGGTGGTCAGCGGCGCGACCGCGAGCTCCCCCGAGCAGGCCCTTGTTGGCACCGGACGCAAGACCGTCAGCGGCACCACCGCCAGCGGCACGGATCAGGCGCTCGTCGGCACCGGACGCAAGACGATCAGCGGCGCGACGGCGATCAGTCCCGAGCAGGCGCTCGTCGGGACCGCGATCAAGCCGATCCTGGTCGCGGGCGCGACCGCCCTCGAGGTCGATCAGGCCAACGTCGGCGTCGCCAGCAAACCGATCCTGGTCGCAGGGACCACGGCCACCGAGGCTGACCAGGCGCTCGTCGGCACGGGCCGCAAGACGGTCACGGGGGCCACGGCGGTCAGCGCCGAGCAGGCCGTCGACGGGACCGTCCTGCACGACGTCGTTATCGCCGGGACCACGGCGGTAGAGACGGACCAGGCGCTCGCGGGCGCGGCTTCCAAGGCCGTCGCCGGGGCAACGGCTTCCGAGGGCGATCAGGCCAACGCGGGCACCGCCCGCAAGACGATCAGCGGAGCCACCGCGGTCGAGGCCGACCAGGCGCTCGCCGGGGTCGTCATCAAGCCGATTCTGGTCGCCGGTACGACGGCCGTAGAGCCCAGCCTCGCCATCGCTGGCGCCCCACGGAAGGCGGTCACGGGGGGCACCGCCGTCGAGCTGGACGTGGCGCTGAGCGGAATCGCCAGCAAGCCGATCCTGGTGTCCGGCACGACCGCCGCCAGCCCGGAGCTCGCGCTCGCCGGGGCGATCGCCAAGGCCGTCAGCGGGACGACCGCCACGGAGGCGGACCAGGCGAACGCCGGGGCGGCCAGCAAGCTCGCCAGCGGGACCACCGGGATCGAGGTGGACCTCGCCAATCCCGGCAGCGTCCAGGGCAACATCTTCGTTTCGGGCACCACGGCCGTCGAGACGGATCAGGCTCTCGGCGGGACCGGCTCCAAGCTGGTCACCGGGGCCACCGCCGCGGAATCCGACCAGGCGCTCAGCGGGCAGGTCGTCCGGATCGTCTTGGGCCAGCTCGCGGTCGAGATCGACCTGGCGAACCAGGGCACGGTCGACCAGCCGCAGGTGATCGCCGGGCAGACCGCGCTCGAGGTCCAGCAGGCGCTCGCCGGGACGCCGTTCAAGGCGGTCGCGGGCGGCACCGGGCTGGAGTCCGACCAGGCGAACCCCGGGACGCCCGAGCTGCGGGTCCTGGGTTCGGTCGCCATCGAGCTCGATCTGGCGAACCCGGGCTTCATCCCCGGCGCGTTCGTCGGAGTCTCCACGGGGATTGAGGGCCAGCTCGCCCGCCAGCATGAGGGCCAGCTTGCCCGCCAGCGAGAGGGCCAGCTCGTTGGGGCAGGCTCCGGCCGGGTAACCACTTCGACCAGAGGAAGGATCGTCCGTTGAGTCTCGTCAGCTTCACCGACTACGTGCCATCGGCCCGCTACGACGGCAACCCCTGGACGCTGGCCCGAATCGAGGAGGCGACCTCATCGGCCGGTCCCTGGACCGTGGCCGACACGATCACCCTCGACCCCGAGGACGGCGATCCGGCCAACCCGCGGGCCCGCAGCTTCACCACCGATGCGGCCAACGACCTCTCGACCTGGTTTCGGATCGTCTGGGTCGACGCGGCCGCCAACGGCGAGGCCACCGATCCGGTCGCCCGCAACATCGACAGCTTCCGGGCCCGGGTGATGCGGCTGACCGCCTACGACTACGAGCCGATGCTCACCCCCGACGACATCGACGACCTGGTGACGCTGGCGCAGCGCGCTGACGAGAACGGCCGCGATCCCGACGAGGATGACTGGGAGCCCACCTACGACCTGACGGCGGCGGTCGCCTCGGGCTGGGAGACGAAGGCGGCCAGGGCCTCCGGCGACTTCCGCTTCGAGGAGGACAACCAGGCGTTCTACCGCGAGCACGTCTACCAGCACTGCCGCAAGCAGGCTGACCGCTGGGGCCGGGGCATGGTCGCGGTGCCGGTCGTCGGCTACCAGGGGCCGGTGTGAGCCGCCCGGCGCTCTCGCAGCACCGGATCGACCGGATGCGGTCGGCGGTCAACACCACGCTCCCCGACGAGATCGAAATCCTGCAGTTCGAGCGGGTGTACGTCGACGGCGGCTACCAGGAGGACTGGAGCCCGGCGCGCACGATCCCGGCCAGGGTCGGGCTGCCGCTGGGCGGAGAGACTGATGAACGTGCGGCGTCCCGAGTGCGGCTCGCCGACGAGGACCTCTACACGATCTGGATCGAGGCCAAGGAGGACGTCTCCAAGCTCGACCGGATCAGGTGGGAGGGACGGACCTTCGAGATCAACCTGGTCTTGGAGCGCGGCAAGTACGAGCTGACTCGGCGAATCCGCGTCAGGGAACTCTAGGAAAGGACAGAGAGCATGGCGCTCATCACCAAGCAGCACATCGTCGACGAGGGGATCGTTCCCTCGCTCGCCGCCGCCGCCGCCTCGGACACGTTCGAGCCCGGCGACGACACGTTCCTCGAGGTCGCCAACGGTGGCGGTGGTTCGATCAACGTCACCGTCGTCACCCCCGGCACCTCGGGCGGGCTGGCGATCAGCGACCAGGTGGTCGCGGTCGCCAACGGCGCGCGCAAGTTCATCGGCCCGTTCCCGAGCCGCCTCTACGGCGACCCGGCGAACGACGGGCTCGCCACGGTCAACTTCTCCGGGACCACCTCGGTCACCCGGGGCTGCTTCGACCTCGCCTCCTAGGAGACGTGGCTCCGATCCGTTTTCCGGCAGGAGCGACCCTCGGCGGCATGGCCGTCGGGGGCCGCTTCGCGTCGGCGAAGGGGGTCCGCTCGGCGCGCGTGGTCGGGCCCAACGGGTCGGTCGTGACCATGACCTCGCGCTTCCCGGGGATCATCGCCGGGCTGGAGATGCGCACCCGGGTCGCCAGCCGGGAGTCGGCTGAGAACATCCTCGAGGACGCGCAGAACCGCGCGCCCGAGGGCAGCAGAAACTTCGTCGATCCGGAGACGGGCGAGTGGCACCCGGGGCTGCTCAAGGACTCGCTCTACCTGGTCGACCTCGACATCGCCGAGGACTGGGCCGTGGCCTCCGATCTGCGCTACGCCCCCTACGTCGAGTTCGGGACGTCGGTGATGCCGGCGCAGCCGTTCCTGATCCCCGCGTTGGAGGCCGAGCGCGGGCCCTACATCGCCCGGACGACCGCCGCGCTGCAGGCCCTCTGATGCCGAGCGTCCGCGGCGCGATCATCGAGCTGCTGCGCGCCGACGCCGAGCTGGTGGCGATGTTGCCCGACGACGAGCACATCTACCACCGCACGGCCCCCCAGGACTCGCAGCCGCCGTTCATCATCATCTCGAAGCAGGACGGGCGGCCGACCTACACCTTCGGCGATCACCACAACGGATCGCTGTGGACGGTGAAGGGCATCTGCAGGGGGATGGACTCAACGCCCGCAGACGACCTCGATGAGCGCATACGAGCGGTCCTGCAGGACGCCGAGCTCGATCTTGATGGTCGGACCACTCTTTGGTTTCGATTCGAGGAGGACGTCGATTTCGGCGAGCTCGAGGAGGGCGCGATCATCCATCACGTCGGGGCCATGTACCGGCTCATCGACCAGCCCGACTGATGGGTCGCCTCTCCAACCTCCGGCGCGAGTTTCGCAACGCCGTCGCCCCGATCTGCGTCGGCCTCGATGCGACCTGCCGCGTCGCCACCGGCAAGACCACCTACAACGACGGCGGCGCACCGGACGGGCAGATGTTCGCGGTGGTGATCGTCCTGGGCCCGGTGGACCAGACCAACGAGGACCTGCTCGATCAGCTCCTCGACGTCGCGGGCGAGCTGTCGATCAAGTCGGCGCTGGAAGCCAACCGGACCCCGGCCGGGGCGCTCGACGTCCGGGTCACCAGCTCGTCCGGCGCACGGCCTTATCCGCAGCCCGAAGGGGAGCCCCACATCGGGGCCGAATGGCAAGTTCAAGTCCTACTCGACTAAAGGAGTCACGGATGGGCGCAAAGCCAAAGAAGGACCCCCGGCTGGTGGCTGGGGAGGAAAAGACGTACACGGTGGCCGGTGCCACCCGCTTCCAGGGCCACAAGCCCGGGGAGACGTTCAAGGCGGCGCTGTCGCCAGCCCAAGAGGAGCGGGCCCTGTCACGGGGTTCGATCGTCGAGGGCAGCAAGAAGCTCGAGGACATCCAGACGAAGGCGGAGTTGGTCGAGACGGCCAAGTCCGAAGGCGTCCCCGTACCGGAGATCCCCGAGAAGGAAAGCAAGGCGGCCGTCGCAGACGCGATCCGCAACAACGAGTAGGAGGAACACATGAAAGAGGTTCTCCGCGATGTGGTGGTCGAGGTCGACGGCACCGACCTGAGCGATCACTTCACGCAGGTCACGGTCGAGGACAGCGCCAACGAGGTCGACTCGACCGCGTTCGGGTCGGTCTACACCCAGGCGATGAAGGGGATGCGCACCTGCCAGATCACCGGCACGGTTCAGCAGGACTTCGCCGCGGCGTCGGTCCACTCCGTCCTCAACGACCTCAACAACCAGGACACGCCGTTCGAGGTGCTGGTCACCCCGCGCTCGGCCGCCGTGTCGGCGACCAACCCGCAGTTCCGGCTCGCCGAGTCGCAGCTCCTCGGCTATATGCCGCTGTCGGGTGGGGTGGGCGACCTGTCGACCACCGACGTCACGTTCACCAACGCCGGCGACACCGGCATTGAGGTGCTGACCGCCTAACTCGGTAGGGTCGCCGCATCTACGACCCGAAGGAGTACGCATGAGCGAGGGCGTTCCAGCACCACAGACCGATCCGCGCACGGTCGGCGAGCCAAGCAACGGCGACGGGCCCATGTTCCTGTCCGCCTCGCAGCTCGCCGACCGCTCGCGGTTCAAGTTCCGGACCAAGGTGGTCGACCTGCCGGAAATCGGCGGCAAGATCGAGATTCGCAGCCTGACGATCGCGGAGCGCGAGCAGCTCCCGACGCTGGCCGACATGAAGGACATCGACGACAAGGGTGAGCGCACCGAGCACGCGGTCGCCTCGGCGGCGGAGACGTTCTCGGTGATCGTCTCCAACCCCGAGGTGTCGGCGGCCCAGGCCAAGGAGTTCCTCGGGAGCTGGCCGGCAGAGGCGTTCGACCGCGTGGTCGAGGAGTTCGGCGAGCTGGTCGCGGACGGTAAGGAGGAGCAGCGGATCGCCCGCGACGAGTTTCCGGCCGGGGTTCGGGAAGACGGGGATTAGCAGCCTCCGCTTCCAGTTCATACTCGCCCGTCAGCTCGGTTGCACGGTCGCTGAGCTCCGCGACGGCAGGATGACGCCCCAGGAGATGACCTGGTGGATGACCCTCTATGAAGTCGAGGGGGACGAGCAGGCCGCGAGAAGCTGAGAGGCGGCCCTCCGGGGCCGCCTTTTTTCTGTCCCCACGCGGGGACTTACATACCTACCCAGAATGACCACCCGGGGAGTTCTGGGCAACTAACTTTTCGGCTCTCGGAGGTGAGATGCCCGCCAGTACGACCGGCCGCCCGGCAGCGGTCCTGTCTGTCCTCGTCACCGCGAATACTCGTTCCGCGCAGGCCAACCTCGCCGCGCTGGATCGCCAGATGGCCTACTCCGTCAAGAGGACGGGGGCAGGTGCGGCGGTCCTGCAGCGCAGCCTGGTTGGCCTTCGTTTTGCTGCGGTCGGCTTCGCGGCGGCAACGGCGGGCTCGGTCGCCGCCGCGGTCAAGTACGAGAGCGCGTTCGCGTCGGTGCGGAAGACCGTCCAGGGCACCGACAAGCAGCTCAACACGATCTCCGACGCGATCCTCGACATGTCGGAGAAGATCCCCGAGTCGGCGTCGGCGCTGGCCGAGCTCGCGGGAGAGGCCGGGGCCCTGGGCGTTCGCCGCAAGGACCTGGTGTCGTTCACCAAGACCGCCTCGCAGCTCGGCACGACGACGAACATGACGTCGAACGCCGCCGCCGATGGCCTCGCGCGGCTGGCGAATATCATGGACACCAAGGGCAAGCGGGCGTTCCACCGCATGGGCTCGGTCCTGGTCGACCTCGGCAACAAGGGGGCGTCGACCGAGGCCGAGATCACGGCCATGTCGCTGCGGATCGCCGGTGCCGGGAAGCTGGTCGGGCTCACCGAGTCCGAGGTGATGGGCCTGGCCGCCTCCCTGGCCAACCTGGGGATCAGGGCGGAGATGGGCGGCTCGGCGATCAGCCGCGTGATGAAGGCGATGCAGACCTCGATTGCCGAGGGCGGGGCGGAGCTCGAGCTGTGGGCGAAGACGACCGGGATGTCGGTCGCCCAGTTCAAGGCGTCGTTCGAGAAGGACGTGCCCGCGACCATCGCCGCCTTCGCGGACGGGCTCATCAAAATCCAGGAGTCGGGCGGCTCGGCCCAGTCGGTGCTCGTCGAGCTGGGCAAGGCGGCGCATACCAGCATGGGCGAGATTCGCGTCTCCGACACCCTGGCGCGGATCGCGGGCAACACCGAGCAGTTCTCGCGCCAGCAGCACATCGCAAACAAGGAGTGGCGTCAGAACAACGCCCTGACGGTCGAGGCGCAGAAGCGCTACGAGACGTTGGAGTCGCAGCTCCAGCTCCT